TTGGCTACGAAGACTAGAGTGGAGTAACTTAATAGCATTATGTCATAAACATCATAATATACAACACAATAGATTTAAGAAGAGGAAAAAGACGTGAAGATATTTAGTGCAATTGTAATTCCAAATGAATATAAAGATAGAATAGATATTCTGTACGAATGCGACAGCAAAAGAAACATACAATGTAAAGGACATAATAGCTGTAAAGAATGTCGCTATACATATGAATTAAAATATGCAAAAGATATATCTCGAGGAAAAACAAGAATAGAATTAGAAGAAGAAATAAAAAGAAAAGATGAAGAGATAGAAGAATACAAGAACACAATTAGAAGAATGATAAACAAAGAAAATATATTTAATTTTAAAACAATGAATGAAATAAGAAAAATATATAATTTAGAACCAATAGATTGAACAATATTAAAGTAAAAGAAAAAATAGAAAGGGTTAGGGGTACATAAAAAAGTTTTAAAGGTTTAAACCTAGAACGGTGCGTCCCTCCTCTTTGTACAAAAAAGTCCCTCAAATCAATTTAAAAGGACAAAAAACGAAAGGTGAGGTCTAATGCCACGTGGGAATCAAAAACAGCCTATAAACTTGATTTTGGCTAAAGGAAAGAAGCATTTAACAAAGGCAGAAATAGAAGAAAGACAAAAAACAGAAATAAAAACTGACCATATTAATGTTACTGCTCCAGAATATTTAACAGATGAGCAAAAAAAAGAGTTTTATAGAATTGCAAAAATTTTATTAGATATAGGAATAATTACAGAACTAGATGAAGATTGTCTAGCTCATTATTTAATTTCTAATTCAAATTATGTTAGTTATACTAAAAAATTAAATGAACTAAATGGGAAATTGGCACGAGCAAGAAAGACGGAAAAGAAAAAAGATTATATGTCGCAAATTGATTTGTATTTAACTTATCAGGATAGAGCATTAAAGCAATGTAGAGCTTGCGCAAATGATTTAGGATTATCTATATCTTCAAGAGCTAGATTAGTAATGCCAGAGGCTAAAGAGCCTCCAAAAGAAAATAAATTTAATAAGTTTAAAATATTATGATAGACAGAGTTACAGAATATGCAAAAAAAACCATAGAAGAAAACAAAATGGGACAGTTGCATATTTTAGCTTGTAAAAGACATCTTGAAGATTTAAAAAGGCAAGGAACTAAAGATTTTCCATATATTTGGAATCCTGAAAACTCTGAAAGAATTATAGAATATGCAGAAACATTAACAATTGGAGAGGGATTTGAAAAAAAGCCAGTTAAACTTGTTGGTGGACAAATCTTTGATTTTGGATGCCCTTTTGGTTGGCTAAAATTAAATGGAAAAAGAAGATTTAGACGTTCTTATAAAAGTATGGCTAGACAGAATGGAAAATCTTTTGAAAATGGTATAAAAGGAACATATATAGCTGGGTTTAGTGGTTATCATTATGGAAAACTTTTTACAGTTGCTACAAAGAAAAGACAAGCTAGAATCGCCTGGGAAGAAATGAAAAAATTTATAGAAGCAGACAAAGATTTGCAAGAGCTTTTTGAAATTAAAGATTATAAATCTTTAATAATTGCTAATGATAGCAAATGCACAATTGAAGCTCTTTCTCGAGAAGGGGGATTAGATGAAGGATTTAGAGCAATATTTGCTTCTATAGATGAATATCATCAACATCCAGATGCTAAAACATATAAAGCTATTTATAATGGAACTAGAGCATTAGATGAAACATTAATAAGTATTATTACAACTAGAGGCGATAAACTAAATAGCGCATGTTATGAAATGGACAGATACTGTATAAATATTTTAAAAGGAATAGCAAAAGCAGAAGACTTTTTTGTTGATATATATGCATTAGATGAAAAAGACAATATATTTGATCCAAAAAATTTAATAAAAGCCAATCCATATCTTGCATCTACAAAACAAGGTTTAGAAAATTTAAAAACAGATATGCAAACTGCTAGAGATATGGGAAGTGAAGAGTTAAGGGACTTTATGACAAAGTCCCTTAATTTATGGGTACAAAACACAGAAGATATATTCATTAGCCCAGAAAAATGGAAAAAATGTGAATCTGATTTAGAATTAGAAGATTTAGAAGGTTCAAAATGTTATGCTGGATTAGATTTATCTTCTGGTGGAGATTTAACAACTATTGCTATAGAAATTCCACTAAAAGATAATGAGTTTTTTATAGCTACACATTCTTTTATGCCAAGAGGAAGAATGGAAGAGCATATTACAACAGATATAGCTCCATATGATTTATGGGAAAGACAAGGACTTATTACTGTAACAGGTGGACAAACAACATTCAAAAATGATTATAAGTTTATTATTAAATATTTAAAAGACATAATAGAAAAATATGATTTAGAATTGCAAGGAATTGGATATGACCCACATAATGCAGATGTTTTTTTATCAGATTTGGAGGAATTTGGTGTGCCATTGTTAGAAATAAAACAATCAGCTAGATTTTTGCACGATGGAACAGAAGATATGCAACTTAATGTAGAATCTAGAAAGATTAAATACAACAAACGTGAAGAACTACTTAGCTATAGTGTTTCTAATGCTAAAATTGTAAAAAATAGTTTTGGAGAGAAAAAAATTGACAAAGAAAAAAATGCAAAAAATAAAAGAATAGACCCTTGCGATGCAATGATAGATGCTCATATTACACAAATGAAGTTAAAAGAAGAAGAAAAAATAGATTACAACAAAGAAATGGAAGAGTATTTAAACAACATGGGATGGAATTAGGAGGCAAGTAAGTGAAAACAAAGTTAAAAGTTAGAATTAAAAATGCAATAAATGTATTAAGAGATAAACAAACGCAAGATAATGCAATGCGAGAGTTACTTAATTTTTTAGGGATAGATGGAAAAAACGAAAAAGCTTTATCTGAAGTAACTTATTTTACTTGTTTGAAATTACTTTGTGAATCCGTTGGTAAAGTACCATTAAAAATATTTCAATATAATTCCGACGGTGGAGTGGTAACAGCAAGAGGACATCCTTTGTATTTTACAATTCACGATAGACCAAATCCATATATGACTGCAACAACTTTTTGGGGAACAATGGAAAATAATAGAAATCAGTTTGGAGATGCTTATGCATGGATAAAAGGTGCAAGTAAAAAAATGACATTATGGATTCTTCCTTCTGATGAGGTAGAAATTTGGTATGATGATCAAAAAGTTTTATCTGATATACCTGATATTTACTACATATATTCGCATGGAGGAAAGTTATATAAGTTTTCCTCTGAAGAGATAATACATGTAAAAAGTTCTATGAGCTTTGATGGAATAAAAGGAATAGCAGTAAAAGATCAACTTAAATTAACAATAGACGGAAATGTAAAAGCACAGAAGATGTTAAATCAAATGTATAAAAGTGGATTTACAGCTAAAGCTGTAGTTCAATATACATCAGATTTATCAGATAATAATTTGAAAAATTTTAAAGAAATGATAGAGGATTTTGCTGGTAGTGATTTAGATGATAAAGAAGTAAAAAATATTATTCCAATTCCTGTGGGAACAACATTAACTCCTCTAAATGTTAAACTTGCAGACAGTCAATTTGTTGAAGTAAAAAAATATAGTGCTTTACAAATTGCATCTGCATTTGGTATTAAACCAAACCAGATTGGAGATTATGAAAAATCTAGCTATGCAAGTTCTGAATCACAACAATTAAGTTTTTATAAAGATACATTGCTTTATATTCTAAAGCAATATGAAGAGGAACTAAATTACAAACTTCTTTCAAGAGAAGAAATAGATAAAGGATTTTATTTTAAATTTAATATTGCTGTTTTGTTAAGAGCAGACCAAAAGACACAGATTGAAACATTAAGTCAAGCTGTGTCTAATTTTATATATACACCTAACGAGGCGAGAGCTTATTTGGATAAACCTGCAATGGCAGGAGGAAATAGACTTCTTGGAAATGGTGCAAGCATTCCTGTTGAATTAGCAGGAACTCAATATACAAATAATTCAGAAGGAAAGGAGGAGGAAAAGAAATGGATAGAGAAGAGTATGGAGAAAGTACTGAAAAAATTCTTGACGAAGGAATAATATGCAAATCTGCAGAAGTAGAAAATCAAGATGTAACAGAGGAAGAAATTAAAAAAATAAACAAATTTACTCTTGCTCCTCTAAAAGCAGAAGAAGTATTTACATTTAAATTAATATTAGGAGATAACGGTTTAGATGATAGAAATTATGAACCATTTAACTTAAACGCCCTAAAAGATTTAAAGAAACTTTATATTGGGAAAACAATGATAAAAGACCACAAAAGAACAGCAGATAATCAAATAGCTCGAGTTTATGATACAGAATTGCAACAAGATTCAAGTAAACTAACTGAAGCTGGAGAAATTTTCACAAAGTTGATTGCTAAATGCTATATGATTAAAACAGACAAGAATGCAGATTTAATTGCAGAAATTAAGGCAGGAATAAAGAAAGAAGTTTCTACAAGCTGTAGAGCAAAACATGCATACTGTTCAATTTGCGGTGAAGACAATATGAAGCATTATTGTACTCATTATTGGGGACAGGAATATGACACAAAAGATGGCAAAAAGATATGTTATTTTACACTAGATGGAGCAAAAGAAGCTTATGAAGTGTCTTTTGTAGCAGTTCCAGCACAGCCACGAGCAGGAACTACTAAAAATTATGGTGGCAAAGAAAAAAATAAAAATAATGAAGAATCCGAGATTGATTTAAAAATCAAGAATTTGGATTCTTTTTTATTTTCAGAAAAAGAAAAAATGGAGAAATAAAACTATGAATAAAAAAATGAGAGAACTTTTAGCAAAAATTGAAAGTAAACAAGCTTTAGTGAAAGGATATACAGATGGTGAAAATAAAGATTTAGAAAAGGCAAAAGAACTTTTAGACGAAATAGAAAAATTACAAGAAGAATATCAAGTTGAAAAAAGATTATTCGAAAATGAAAAGAAAGTTGCTAAACTAAATGAAGAAGACATAGAAGAAATAGAAAAAAATATAGCTAACAAAAAAGAAGATAATAAAGAAATAAAAGAAGAAAGCTCAATAGAAAAATTTGCAAAAGAAATAAAAAATATTGCAAAAGGATTAAACGAAGGAACTCCAGCAGATGGTGGATATACAGTTCCAGAAGACATTTCTACTTTAGTAGAACAAAGAAGAGTAGCAAAAGCTTCATTAATAGATTTAGTAAGTGTAGAAATTGTTTCTACAAATAAAGGAAGTAGAACTTTTAAGAAAAGAAGCCAACAAACAGGATTTACTAAAGTTGGTGAAGGAGGAAAAATAACAAAATCTTCAACACCTCAATTTGAGAGAATGGATTTTGAAATATCTAAATATGCAGGATATTTACCAATTACAAATGAATTATTAGAAGATACAGATACAAACATTGTTAATACAATTGTTGAATGGCTTGGAGATGAATCTAGAGTAACAAGAAATAAAATAATTCTAGATTTAATTAAAACACAAAGTGAACAAGAATTAAATGGATTAGATGATATTAAGAAAACTTTAAATGTTACATTAGGAAGTGCTTTCAAATCTACATCTGTAATTGTAACTAACGATGATGGCTTACAATATTTAGACACATTAAAAGATAACGAAGGCAATTATATATTACAACCTAATCCAGCTGAACCTATGCAATTAAGATTATGCGCAGGAGCAACTACAGTTCCTGTAAAAGTAATACCTAATGAAGATTTACCAACAAGTTCAAATAAAATTCCAATTATAATTGGAGATTTAAAAGAAGGAATAAGATTCTTTGATAGAAAAAGATTAACACTTAATACATCTAATGTTGCAGCTATTGGAGAATTAAATGCTTTCGAAGAAGATCTAACATTATTTAGAGGTATTGAAAGAGAAGATTGTAAAATAAGAGATAATAAAGCTTTTGTAAATGGATATATTAGTACAACTCCTTCTGTGTAGGAGGGATATAAATGAAACAAGAAGTAGAAAAACTCTTGAAAATTGCTAAAGAATGTTTGAGTATAGTAGATTCATCATCTTTAAAAGATAAAGAAATTACTATGCTTATCGAATCTGCAATATCAGACTTAAAAAGAGTAAATATAGATGTCGATAAAAACATAGAAGATGATTTAATACAAAATACAATAATAATATATGTTAAGGCTCATTTTGGAGATGGAGATATTAATAAAAGAACAGAATATCTAAAACGCTATAAATCTAACTTAAGAGAATTACAGTTTTCTGAAGAATATCAAAAACAAAATAATGAGGAGGTAGATAACAATGCGTGATGTAAGTTGCAAGTTGTTATCTACAACATATAAAAAAGATACAAATGGCATTCAAACTATAGACAAAATAGAAGAGAAAGAAGTACCGATTATAGATGAAGAAGATATATATGCAAATGAATATTATCAAGCAAATCAAAACGGATATAAACCTACTTTGAGATTAGTAATTAGTAGTTTAAATTATAATAATGAACAAGAATTAATTTATATGGATGTAAAATATACGATAATTCGTATTCAAAAGAAAAATCTTGATGAACTTATATTAATATGCGAAAGGAAAATTAATAATGTCTAATTCCATAAAAATAGATAATTTGTCTAAAATAGTTAAAAAATATTTAACAAATTATGTTGAAGATATAGAAGACGGAGTAAAAGAAGCAACAGAAAAATTATCTAAAGAAGCTGTCAAAGAGTTAAAAAAAGAATCTCCAAGACGAAAACCAAGTAAAAAAGGACCAAGAGAAAATCCTTACTGGAAAGGATGGAGCAGAAAGAAATATACGAAGTCAAAGAGAAGATATATAGTAGATATATACAATAAAACAAATTATCAGTTAACTCATTTATTGGAAAATGGACATGCTACCAAAAACGGAGGACATACAAAAGCTCAACCACATATTAAGCCAGTAGAAGAAAAATATAACAAATTATATGAAAAAGAAATAAAAGAAACAATTATAAGGAGTTCTAAAACATGAAGAACCTACAAGAATTAGCAAAAAGATTTGAAGAACAAAAAATACAATATGCTTATGGTAATTTTCAAGAAGAGGTCAATCCTCCACATGCTGTAGCATTGGAAACAGAAACAACTAATTTTTTTGCAGAAAATAAAGTTTATCACAGAGTAGGAAATATTCAATTAGATATAACTATGAATTATATAGATTTAAATTTAATTAATACGATTGAAAACAAAATTTTATATGATGTTTGTTGGAACAAATCAGAAATGACTTATCTGTCAGATGAAAAAATTTGGCAGATAAGTTATTTTTTTGAAATTTAAAAGAGAGGAAGAAAAAGTATGAGTAAAGATGGAAATAGAGTTTACTTTGGATTAAGTAATGTACATGTTGCTAAAATGATTATTGGAGAGGATGGTTCTATAACTTTTGGAACGCCTTTTAAGGTACCAGGTGCAGTAAATTTATCATTGGATGCAGAAGGGGATAGTGAGCCTTTTTATGCAGATAATATAAAATTCTGGGAGAGTTTTGCTAACAATGGATATAGTGGAGATTTGGAAATTGCAAAGCTACCTGAAGAATTTGAAACAGAAATATTAGGGCAAAGAAAAGATGCTAATGGAGCAATAATCGAAAACGTAAATGATAAAATATCTCCATTTGCATTTATGTATCAAGTCGAAGGAGATCAAACAGGAACTAGATTCTGTTATTATAACACAACAGTTTCTAGACCAAGCACAGAAGCAAACACAACAGAAGATACTAAAACACCAAACACAAATACATTATCTATTACAACATCTGCTAGAACAGATACTGGAGATGTAAGAATAAAATTACCTTATTCAGAAGAAAACAAAGAAATTTATGAAAAATTCTTTGAAAAAGTATATGAACCAACAGAGATACCATCAGTATAGTTAAGCTATACTGATTTTTGATTTTGAAAGGAAAATAGCAAAATGAAAAAAGTAAAAATTTGTGATAGAGAGTTTGATATAGATTGCAATGCATTAACTTATATTCAATATAGAAAAAAATTTAATAGAGGGATATTCGAAGATTTTGAAATAATACAAAATTTTATAACTATGCAAACTTTGATGGCAAATCAATTAAAGAAAGAAAATCCAAAAATAACAGAAGTCGAGATAACAACAAAGTTATCTCGATTAATGCTTAAAAGTATTGATAACTATATAGAAGCGGTAACAAGAATTGCCTATATTTGCTGTTACACAGCAAATCCAAAAATTGGCGAATATGAAGATTGGCTTAAGTTAATTAAAAGAATCAATACAACAGATGATTGGATTGTCGAGGTAACGGAATTTGCCGTCGATAACTTTTGTGGATGAAGAAGCTATTAAAGAATTAAAAAAAATAGTTAAAAGTGAAGAAGAAATAAATTTAAAATTCCCAGAACATGATTTTTTTGCTACAGCATTAAAAATAGGACTAACTATAGAAGATTTAAAAGAATTGACATATGTAGATATTTTAAAAATATTTATATCATTTTTACAAAAAGATAAAGATAAAACAAAAAATGGAGTAAGAAAAGCTACGCAAGAAGAAATTAATCAATTAGTTGCAAGAATGTAGGAGGATAATATGGCAGGCAGTATAAAAGGCATTATCGTTGAAATAGGTGGAGATACATCAGGGTTACAAAAAGCAATAAGTAAAGTAAATTCTGCTACATCTAGTTTAACTAAAGAATTAAGAGGAGTAAATTCCTTATTAAAGTTAGACCCAAAAAATACAGAGTTATTAAGTCAGAAACAAGAAATATTATCTGAAGCAATAGAAACAACTTCTGAAAAATTATCGCAATTAAAAAAGATACAAGAAGAAGCTAACAATGATATGAGCAAAGTTTCTCCAGAAAATTATAGAAACCTTCAGAGAGAAATTGCAAGCACAGAAAATAAACTAAAACAACTACAATTACAAGCAAGCAAATGGAACGAAGCAGGGAAAAAGCTAGAAGAGTTTGGAAATAAATTTACTAATATATCAAGTAAAATAGATAGTGTAGGAAGTAAATTAACAACATCTTTAACATTACCTATATTGGCAATTGGAACTGCAGCAGTAACTACAGGAAATGACTTTGAAAAACAAATGTCAAGAGTACAAGCTATATCAGGTGCAACTAAAGACGAATTAGAACAATTAACGAATCAAGCTATAGATTTAGGAGCTTCTACTAGTTTCAGTGCATCAGAAGTAGCATCTGGAATGGAAAATTTAGCAAGTGCAGGCTTTACAACATCTGAAATAATGGAAGCAATGCCTGGCTTACTAGATTTAGCAGCATCAAGTGGTGCAGAACTTGCAACAGCATCAGAAATTGCGGCTAGTGCAATTAGAGGATTTGGACTAGAAGCTAATGAATCAGCACATGTAGCAGACGTATTTGCAGAAGCAGCAGCAAGGACAAATGCTCAAACAGAAGACATGGGAGAAGCAATGAAATATGTAGCACCAGTTGCGAAGACAGTTGGACTATCAATTGAAGAAACAGCAGCAGCCATAGGTATTATGTCTGATGCTGGAATAAAAGGAAGTCAAGCAGGTACAACATTAAGAAGTGGATTAGTTAGAATTGTAAAACCAACAAAGCAAGTGAAAGAGGCTATGGAACAATTAAATATAGAATTTTATAATTCTGATGGTACAATGAAATCCTTAACAGAAATAGTGGAAGCATTGCAAAAGAGTACAGCAGGATTAACAGATGAAACAAAAAATCAAGCCCTTGCACAAATATTTGGTACAGAAGCATTATCTGGAATGCTAGCTCTTGTAAATAGAGGTTCTGACGAATTGTCTAATATGACAAAATCTTTTGAAGATGCTGATGGAGCAGCTTCAGAAATGGCTGACACTATGTTAGATAATACTGCAGGAGCATTAGAAAGCTTAAGTGGTTCATTAGAAAGCGCAGGTATTGCAATTCAAAAGGAATTATCTCCATACATTAAAGATTTAGCAAGTTGGATACAAAATTTAGTTGATGAATTTGTAAATTTATCGGACGAGGAAAAGAAAAACGTAATAAAAACAGTTGCTTTAGTTGCAGCAATTGGTCCAGCTGTAAAAATAATAAGTAAATTAGGAAATGGAGTAGGAACGGTTGTAAAATCTATAGGAACTTTTTCACAAGCTGTAGGTGTATTAAAGACAGGTGTTGAATCTACTAATAACAGCGCAAACATGTTAGCGAAAGGAATTGGTGCAATAGCAAGTCCTATGGGAATTGCAGTGGCAGCGATTACTACTGGAGTTGCAGCAATTATATATCAAATAAACAAAGCAGAAGAGGAAACGAAAAATTCTTTATCTAATGTTGGAAGTGGTGCAACAGATTTTGTTACAGGAATTTCTAGTGCAAAATCTCATTTAGATGAATTTAATACAACATTATTTGCTAGTTCAGAGGAGCAAACGAAACTAGAGCAAAATATGCAAGAAGTACAAAATGGAATAACTGAAATATGTAAAACAGCATCAAATGAACGTAGAGATTACACTCAAGAAGAAATAACACAATTAGACGAATATTTTGCTAAATTAAAAGAATTAAAAGATAGAGAACTAGAAATACAAAAGAATATTTCTTCGGCTATTACTCAACAAGCTGTGCAAAATGCACAGAGTTTTCAAGGGAATTTAGAAGAATATAAAGTAAATTCGCAAGAATGGATAAAAACAGCTCAAGAACAAGCTTCAAAAGAGATTGGAATAATAAATGAAAGAACTACTCAAGAGATAGCTTTATTACAACAAAGATATGGAGAAAAAGCTACATTAGATAATGAAGCATATGCAAATGAATATAATAGAATTATGCAACAAAAAAATACAGCAATACAAGAAGCAAATGATGAGGTTGCACAAGTAAATGCAGCATATGCAAATGGATATTTACAAAGAGCTCAACAAAATGAAGGATTCTATACAAAACTTCAAGAGTATAACAGTAAGGTAGAAGAGGAAACAAACAGACATAACGGAGCAATAGAAAGTTTTGAAAACAATAAATTACTTACAACATCAAATAAGAACCAAGCAATATCAAATGAAAATTATAGATACAAAGAAAACATGAAAGATATTTGGAAAGATATGTATAAAAACATGTCTGAAGAGCAAGAAAAAGAATTAGGAACTTGGCTAGCAATGGTAGCACAAACTGAAATGTATGGTGGAGAAATAGATGAAGAAACAAGTAATTTAGTAAACCAAATAATTGCTTCTTATGATAGTATGCCAAAAGAAACCCAAGAAGCAATGAAAAACGCAATGGAGCCAATGTTAACAGAAATGCAATCAAAAGAACCAACACTATTTGCAAAAGCACAAGGAATTGCAGATGGAATTTTATCTAGACTAAAAAAATCCTTTGATATACACTCACCTTCTAGAGAAACAAGAAAAATATTTAAGATGGTAATGCTAGGATCTGAAAAAGGTTTAGAAGATGAAGAAAAAAATATTTATAATCAAATAGATAATATGAGTGAAAAAATAAAAAGCAAGTTGGAAAATATAAATGTAAAAAGCAAGTATGCAGAGTTATTTAATGCTATTCAATCAAAACAAGGAAGAATAATAAGTAGAGTAGCCGATGAATCAAAAATGATATTTACCACTCCTCAAATTGTTTTTAATGTACAAGAGTTAGATGAAGCGAAACTTGAACAATGTTTTAATTATATTAATAGAAAATTTGGAAGCAAATATTAAACTTTACAAATAACTTAAAGTTGTATATAATTCCTTCGGAGGGGATTGTATGGAACAAGAAAAGAAATTTTATGAAAAGAAGTGGTTTTGGATAATATTTGTAATCATAATAATTATTGCATTGATTTTTGGACAACAAAAAAATGAAAATTTAGACAACAATATAGTAGAGAATAATTTAACAGATTCAAATAAAGCAGAAGAAAAAAAATATCAAGCAACTCAAGATTATGATGGAATATATACTTTTATTTTAGATAGTGACAATGGAGCAGGATATACTTATAATGCAACTGGTGCTATAGAATTTGAAAACGGAGTATGTAAGATAAAATATAATAGATCAAGTCAATTTAATACTTCGACAACACCTATCGAGTATGAAGGAATTTGTGGATATAACGAAACAGACAATGGAGCTTATTATTTTTTAATACGAGATGAACACAATATTGATAGATATGAATACAAAGTAACAAAGAATGAGCAAAATTTAGTGTGCGAACTTAAAAGCGAATATGATTTAGCTGGTTGTACAAATAGTAAATTAGAGTTAAAATATGTAAATGATGTACAAAACGATTTAAATGTAGCTTTTTCAAAAATAGTAAATGAAGAAAAAAAGAATAAAGAAGAACAAGAAAGAATAGCAAAAGAACAAGAAGAAAAAGATTTTAAATCTAGTTGTCAAACATACACGTTTGAACAAATGGCAAGGAATCCAGATAACTTCAAAGGAACAAACGTTAAAGTTACTGGAGAAGTAATTCAAGCACTTTATGGCTATGGTAGTGTTAGTTTAAGAGTAAATATTACAAAAGAAGGAAATTATACTACATATTATACAGATACAATATATGTTACATATACTCCAGAAGAAGGCGAAGATAAAATTTTAGAAGATGATATAATAACAATATATGGAACTTCTGACGGAGAATATACTTATACAAGTACAATAGGTGCTTCTGTTACATTACCTTATATAAAAGGAAAATATATAGAAATAAATTAAAAGCATCAAAAAAAGCGGCTTACGAGAATAGATTTTAAGCCGTTTTATTTTATTATTAGAGTAATTATATACCTTAAAAATACGATAAAAGAGCAGTTTTTGACTGTTCTTTTTTTATTCTTAACTGGAGGAAAAAATGGTAAGACAATTTAGAATTATAAATGAAAAAGGACAAGAATTTAATTTAATGGATTTATATAATTCTTGTTTTCTGTCCGAACCAGACGGGCTAGGATATTCTTACAATACTACATATGAACAAATAGGAAATTCCTTTTTCGAAACTTTAAGAAATGTTGGTCAAGGACAAATAACAGGAACAGCCAATTTTAGTTGCTACGATAATTATAAAAGTTTTGTAGATTATATAGAAAGCTCTGAAAAATTAAGGTTTGGATATAAAATACCATATAAAAATCTTCCAATCAAAGAATACTTAAAAGATGTAAATATACAAAGTATTGGAAAAGGGCAAATAGATGTAGATGGAATACTAAAATGTCCAATCACATTTGATTGTTTAAGCTTGTGGTATGAAGAGAATAAAACTATATATTCTACATCTGCGCAGGCTAATGAAATTCGATGGGATTTCAAATGGGATAGTAAATTTGTTGATTATAATAATAGAACATTGGAATACATTAATCAAGGACATGTACCAGCTCCCATTTTAATAAAGATTAAAGGCCCAGTTGAAAATCCGACACTTACTCTAAAAGTTGAAGGACAAGTTTATCAAGAAATAGAAGTAAATGTAGATTTAAAAGAATATGAAACATTTGAGTATTGTACACAAGGAAATAATTTCTATATTAGAAAGGAAAACACCGATGGCACTTATACAGATTTATTTGAATTAGACAATATAGATCCTTCCAACAATAATGTTATTAAATTTCCAAAAGGAAAATCTTGTGAATTAATTATGTCTGCAGATAATGAAATACTAAATGCAGAAGTTAGCGTCTACGCATATTATAAGGTGGTTTAGATATGGCAAGAATTGTAACAGTTAAATTTAATAATAAATCATACAATGCCACATATAACGAAACAACTGACGAATATGAAGTAGAACTAACTGCACCAGATGTTGGTGGGATATACAACGCACAAATTTCTTGCGCAGATGAAGATGCGACAAATACAACAGATATAGATATTAGAGTATTAAAACAGGAACAAATTAAAATAACAACAGACGATACATATATGTATATATTTGATTATAAAGACTTTAGTGTTAAAGATATCGTTGAATTATCTAATTATGAAATTAATATAGACGAAGAAACAAATGCAAATACCACAGTAAATGTGTTAAAGAAAACGACAGCAAAATCAAACGATATAGTAATGATAAAAGAAAATGGAGAAATAAAATATTGGGGAATTATTCAAGAGATACAAAATGAAAATGGCTCTAAACTATATCAATATATTATTAAATATATTACTAATATGTTTAATCAGAACGTAATTTTGAGTCAAAATATAGTAAATACAAACGATATTAAAGAAGGCTACTATAGAATACACAGTAAACTAAATTATAATTTTGTATTTGATGTATTAAATGATTCGCAAGAAGTAGGAGCTAATTTACAAGTTTATGAAATTAACAATAGTAATGCACAAAAATTCAAAATAACTAAAAATGAAAATGGAACTTATGCAATCGCCAACATTAAATCTGGTTTGCTTGTAGATGTAGTAGGTGGGATTTTTGAAAACGGTAGAAATGTTTATATGTGGGAGGATAATAACGGGCCTGCACAAGAGTGGAGATTTGTCAAAAAAGCAGAAAACACATATGCAATTTATCTTACAACTAACACAAATTTTGTTATTGATTTACAGGATGGAAAAGCTGAAAATGGTGGAAATGTTGAAATATGGGAATATGTAGAAGGAAGTCAACAGGAACTATGGGTATTAGAAAAATTAGACGAAGAAATTATTCGTTATAATGGAATAGAAGATTATATAGCAGAACAAATCAACAAAAACTTTATTAACAATGAAGACGTGTTAATGAATCGAGATTATTTAGAAATTAGAGTAAAAACACACACTAAATTAGATGTGTCTGTTTCTACAATAGTAGATGTTCAAAATGATATATTCAATTTACATACATTTATGACAAACTGTACTCAAAATTACAACATTACATATAACGTATTTCTTGAAAATAAGAAACTAGTAATTGAAATAGAGAACAAAGAAATTAAAAAAGAATTAATTGATGTTAATGCTCAACCAATTTCAAATTATACAGAAGTTTTTGAAACTGACGTAGTATCTAAAGTTGTTGTTATTACTAAAGATGGTAGCAGATATACATTATATTTAAAAACAGACAGAACTACAACAGAAGATATGTTAGACGAAAATAGAGCAGAAGGTAAAACAGAAGTAGTGTATGCAGAAAACGTAGACGTTGCAAAGCAAAAAGCTTTAGATACATTTAAAGGAAATGCATATAATCATAATGTCACATTTGATTATTACGATAGAGAAATTAAAGTCGGAACACCGATAACGATTAAGACAAAAGAATCTTTAATTTATGATACATATATTTCTGCAGTTACAAAGGTAAAAGGTAGTAAAATGTATAAATATACTTGCGGGAATATAAGAATAGGCTTTATAGATAAACTTAAAAAGGAAAGGAAAAATAGATAATGTTAAAAGGACACGTTTTTTCGGAGCAGATATTTGGCAATCAAATATTTGCTCTTTTTATCAATACTTTCTTACATGAAAGAAATGGAGTTAGCAATAATTATAAAGAAGGAATGGCTATAACATATAGTGGAAGTAACATACATATTGCTTCTGGAGCTGTCTGTATACAAGGAAGGTTTTTGGAAGAAGATTCAGGAAAAGATATTGTAGCAGATACAGATAGTCAATATTGCTCTTTAGTTTTAGAAATAAATCTTGATGCAGTTAATACATCATCTTCATTCTTACAAGCAGACTACAAAATAATTAAAAATGCTAGTAATTATCCAGCTTTGATACAAAATAATATTGTTAAAAATAATGCTGGAACATATCAATACGAATTAGCTAGATTTAGAACTTCTTCAAGCGGTATTACAGATTTTCAAGACAAAAGAACATTCTTAGATTTTGACACTATATGGGATTTCATTGAACAAGAATGGAATGTAAAACTATCAGAATTAGAAGAATTATTAGCTAAAGTAGAAGATGGTAGTGCTTATTTCTTAAATTCTAGATTGAAAATATTTCATAACCAAGCCGACGATTCTCAAGGAAAAGAGGGAGATATCGGCTTGGTTTATTTTGATTAGGAGGCTTAAATGGCTAGAATAAACGGTTATGTAACGCAACATAATGAAGCTTACGAATACTATATAGAATGGGAAGAATTTAATATTAATCAACAGGCTAATACATCTTCTGTAAGAGCTACTTCATATATAAGGTGTAACTCTCATACTTCTTGGGCGAATAATAAAACACAAAGATTATGGATTGCTGGAAGAGAGTTTAGTAATACATTAAATATAAGCTTAAGCCCAGGTACCGTTGTACAACTTGTAAGTGCTACGGTAGACAACATTGGACATAATTGGGATGGAAGTTTAAATATCGAAATTGCAGCATCTGGAGATTTGCCAAGCGGTTCAGGGTATGGACCGCTTTGGGGAGAAGCAAAAGCAAATGTATGGTTAACACAAATAGCAAGACAAGCTAACTTCTTATCTATAGATATTCAAAATGCGAATCTGGAACATTTTGATGTTTATTATAATCTTGATAAAAATGTTAGTGCAATGCAATATAGTCTAAATGGTGGAGGTTGGCAAAATATTAGCCCTTGGTGGGGAGACTGGAGTAAAGAAGCAACCTTTGCAGTAGCAGGATTAACTCCGAATACAAATTATACAATACAATTAAAAGCTACAGTAAATGGAATAGATACGTATTCTAATATATTTAATGCAAGAACATTAGATATTGCAAGATTTACAAGCTTAAGCGATTTCTTTTTTGGAGATGTTGTTAATATAACAAAAACAAATGAATCAAATTGGTGGAATTATTTGACGATAAAGGTTGGAGAAAATGTGATAGTAGAACGCAGAGCTTTAGAATCAAATAATTTGGCATTCACGTTTACTCAAGATGATTTAGACAAATTATATAAAGCTTTAACAACTTTTAATAAAACAACTGTAGAATTTATTTTAATAACAAACAATGAGAATCAAGATTGGACAAGTTCTAAAAAAGTGCAATGTACTTTTAATGGTAATCAAATGACAGCACATTATTATATAGCAGATCAAACAAGAAAAAGAGCAAAAGTAATATATTACATAGCAGATGCAACACCAAAAAAAACAGTTTTTGTAATTAAAAAAGATGGAAAATGGAGGAAGTGTATTTAATGGAAGAAAGAGATATTTTTTTCGAATCAACAAATATAGAGCCTTCAAAAGTTTATACGAACTCTAAATTTAAGTTAAAAATAAAAATTATTGGAACTTCTAGAATATTAACAGAAGATAACAATGTTTTAAATACAGAAAACAATGAAAAATTAGTTTTAGAATAAGGAGAAGAATATGGCAGATAAAAAAATTACCGAATTAACTGAAGCTACTCAACTACAAGACAATGATATTTTTCCAATCGTTCAAAATTCCGAAACTAAAAGAATTACAGTAGCAAATGCAAGAGCAAAATTCAAAGGCGATAAAGGTGAAAATGGACAAGATGGACAACAAGGTCCAGCTGGTCCAGCAGGAACAAGTATAAATTGTGTAAAAGTAACAGATGAACAAACCGCAATATCTCAAAGTGCAGCAAATCCTAATAATATTTATTATTGGTAGGTGTTAAAAATGGGGACAGCAATAAATGGAACAAAAGTAAGTAATTTTTATATAAACGGAAGTAAAGTTAATGGATTTGCAAAAAATGGAGAAATTGTATTTAAAAGAGAAGGAGATACAGTAGCGCCTGCCTATAATTCGCTTGGAATTGTCAGAAATAATAATGCTGGAGAAACTAGAGATACACATTATGCAAAAATTGGAGATAGTGTTCGAGTTCTTATATATTTTTCAGAACAACTGGCAGTGGAGCCTAAAGTAAAAATTGCAAACAAAGAATATACTGCTACATATAGACCTTTAAGTTCTAGTAATGGCTTATTCGCATATTATGCAGATTGTGATTTAACAGAAGATTTGCATTTAGCTGTAGGCGAAATTCAAATTGAAGTTTATGGATATGCTGACTCATCAGGAAATGTTGGTGTTAAACTAACAAATGCAGATATAAATAATTCAGCTCACGAATATGTAATATTTGACGATATACCTCCAGAAATAACAATAAAAGACGGAGAGAACGAAACTGTCGGAGATGCTACAAACGGCTACAGTAAGATAAGTTTTAAGATTTATGACAATGTTGCTTTGGCTGGATATACAGTAAATGGAGTAAATGGCGGAACTGTTTCACAAAGTCAATGGGGAGATATTAATAATATTACAAAAGAATTTAAAGGCTGTAAAGAAGGTAACAATATTTTAATTTTAAAAGATATGAGTGGAAATGAAGCAAGTATTGAATTTAAATTAATTTAAGGAGATTAACAATGTTAATTATAGATGAAACTATTTATTTAGAGCGAAGAACAACAGGAATAATAGAGTTAATAATAGATGATTATATACTACAGATTGGAGATACAATAATATTTGCAGTAAAGAAAAATGCTTGTGAAAAAAATGAATTAATAAGAAAAGAAGTACACATAGATAAGCAAGCAAACAATGTAGAAATTAAAATAAATCCAGAAGACACGGAACAACTAGACTACGGCTGTTATTTTTATGGAATAACAATAAAATTAAAAAACGGAGATATATTTCCGATTATAAAAACAAATAAATTTAGTGTGGAAAGGGTGATACCAAATGTGTAACGAAAGATGCTCTTTACATACAACAATTAAATCCAAAGTGAACATAACAGGTAAATTAGGTTATGGAATAGAAAATATTGGTAGTACTACTAATTATAACAATTTAGAGAATAAGCCTAAAATAAATAATATTGAATTAAAAGATAATAAAACTAGTGAACAATTAGGTTTACAAGGGAAAATGGAAAAAATTAAAAATTCTGAAATAGAAGAAATGATTAAAAATTTTATATAGGAGGAAAAATATATGGCGTTTTTAGATAAAGAAGGATTATTGTATTTATGGCAAAAAATTACTAGCCTTTTTGTAAAAAAAGATGGAAATAAAGTATTAAGTGATAAAAACTTTACTAGTGCATATGAAGAAAAATTAAAAAGTTTAAATAATTACACATTGCCAGCAGCGACTTCATCAACTATTGGAGGTGTTAAACCAGGAACTGGTCTAGAAGTAGAGCCAGACGGAACACTAAATGCTACAGGTGGTGGAGAAGCAGATAGTGTAGACTGGGAAAATGTTAAGAATAAACCAACAAATGTATCTCAATTTACAAACGATTCAGGATATCAAACTTCTGGAGATGTACAGCAAGCAATAAATAAAGCTAAAGAAGGATTAGCAACAGAAGAATATGTTAACAATAAAGTGTCATCTGTTTATAGATACAAAGGAACAGTAGCTAATAAAGAAGCATTGCCTGCTTCTGCCGAAACAGGCGACACATATAACTTGCAAGATACAGGTATGAATGTTGCTTGGAATGGAACAGCGTGGGATGACTTAGGAGCAGACATTGATTTGAGTGGATATTATTCAAAAGAAGAACTTAAACCGATTGAAAATTCAGAGATAGATGAAATCGTTGCTAGCTAGGAGTTGATAAAATGGCAGAAGATAAATTTTTAGATAAAAGTGGATTAGCGCGTTATGATGAAAAACTAAAACAACGAGCAGTTTTAGCAACCGAAATTCGAGAAATAAAAATAGTTACAGAATATCCAGAAATTGAAGAGCCTAATGTGTTATATATGAAGGTGGTTGAATGAGAATTTCAGATATGAAAGTGAATGGAAAAACCGTTCAAGAAGCTAAATTAAATAATAAAATTGTATATAGAAAAGAAACAAGTGTTAAGAATATAATATATAATGCAGATTTTCGTTTTGGAACTGATGGATTTAAAAAATTTGTAAATATGGTTGTACAGCAAGAAATAGAAGATGGATTTGTTGCTTGGGTTAAATTAGATAATACAAATGCTAGAACTTCTATGATTGTTCAATTAACAGAAGATTTAATTGCAGGGCATAGATATTATGGACGTGTAACATTTAGAGGAAGCGAAGATACAATGTATCAATGGCAACAGCAACTTAACTCTCCTAATCTTACACAATCTTATGGAGAAAATAGTCCAAACGAAGTAACTATATCTACAATATTTGCAGAAATAACAACACAATACAGATTATTTTATAATATGACTGCTACATTTGCAAATGCAGAAAGTAAAGCATATGTTAAAGATGCAATGTTAATAGATGTAACAGATATGCTAAATAGCGGATTAACGGAAGAACAAGTTAAATCTCAATTGGATGCAATGCCATTTTTTGCAGATACTACACCTCCAGAATATGTACAAATTCAAGTATATAATAAAAATAATACATCAAGTACAACAATTACAAATGGAGAAACAGTTAGGATATTGGCAACATTTAATACAGAATTAGGAACTTTACCAACCTTATCTATTGGAAAACAAAAAATACTAATGAAAGCAACTTCAGATGGAAAAGGCGGAATTATATATCAAGCAGATATAACAATAGCTAGTGATAATATTATGGAAGAAGGGGTATTGAAGTTCACAATTAGTGGTTACACAGACAAAAATGGAAATGAGGGAGAGAAAGTAACAGAAGCTAATGCGAGAAATTCATTAACATATTATGCGTAAGATATTAAGAATTATAAAAAGAACATTAATAAGCTTAATGCTGTTAATGTTCTTTAATTTATTTATTTAGGAGAAAAGATATGAGTAATAAAAATATAAAAATAATTATAACTTTAGCAATTATAGTTTTTGTTTTATTGCTTGGAAATTTGTTTGTCAGTGTAAGACAAGAAATTGATTACAATAGAAGAAAAGAAAGTGGAAACGATAGGTGGTTACAAGTTGAAAACCGAATTTTACAAATAGAAGAAGAAATTGATGAGGTGCAAAAAGATGGAAGAAATTCTTAATATCGTTGGAAATTATACCGTTTCAGCAATTATCGTAGGTTTGTTTATATGGGATTGGATTTCTAATAAAAAGAAAATTGCAGATACAATAGAACAAAATGCACAATGTTTAGAAGAAATAAAGAAAACAAATGAAAATACGTCTGTTTCTTTAGACTTATTAAAGCAACAAATGGAAAAAACCGATAACAAAATAGATAAATTGTTAGAAGAAAGGAAGTGAGAAACTATGGAAATAACAGTAGCATTAATAATAACAGCATTAACATTAGTAGCAGGTCAAATAACTAAATTAACAAGTATAGATAATAAGTGGATACCTTTGCAAAACATAATAATTGCAATAGTAGCAAGTATTGTATGTATTTGTTTCCACGTACAAGACATGAGCGTGTTAGAAACAATAGTTACTTGTATTTTTGGAACTATGTCTGCTGGAGGTATAGCAGATTTAAAGAAAATTGGACAAAAGGAGGAATAGCATATGAATTTGGCAGATTTTGGAAGTTGGGGACTAGCACAAGGAAGCGTAGCTAATCCAGAACCAAACAATAAGTATAAAGGGCAATGTGTTTCTTTAATACAGCAATACTTATATAAAGTATTTGGAAAATCTTTTAAAGCTTATGGAAACGCAAAAGATTGGGCTACAGATTATCCAAAAGATTATTTTACTAAATTAGCTAATAATACAAAACCTCAGCCAGGAGATGTATTAGTATATGGCTCAAATTATGGTGGAGGATATGGACATATAGGCTTAATAGATGTAAATGGAAAATGGTATGACCAAAATGGTGTAAAAAAATTAGCTGTTGGTTACAGAGATACACCTTTTTCTGGATATGTTTGTGTTTTAAGACCAAAAAATCATGAAGCTTTAGGCTTAAATACAGGAGACTACAAAGTTGGAACTACATATACATTAACTACTAATGTAAAAGTAAGAGACGGAGCTGGAACAGATGCAAGACGTAAATTAAGAAGCGAATTAACAGCAGATGGACAAAAGAATGCATTAAATCAAGAAAATGCAACTTTAAAAGAAGGAACTAGAGTAACAGTTCAAGAAGTTAAGAATTTAAATGGTGATATATGGGTTAGAATACCATCTGGTTGGATTGCTGCTAAATATCAAGGAAGTAGTTATCTTAAATAATATAAACGTAGAAGAGGTGTAGTATAATGTTTATACTACACCTCTTTTTTTGTGTTGATATTTAAAATTTTTTGTAACATTATATAACATTAAAACACTTTACATTTTTTTAAAAGTATGTTAATATGATGATAACAAAATATTACAAAAATATTACAAAAAATTACAAAAACATTAAATATTATTTACATTAATGAATAATATTGACACCAAAGAGAGATTATAATATAAATTAGTTACAAATGATATAAAAAACATATAAACAAATAGAGAGGATTGCTCCTCTCCAATACGGTTATTCATCTAAATTGGAGTTCGTTGCTTGAACTTCAATTTTTTTATTGCCATCAGTTACTGTTGCTTTAGAATTGAAGCCTTTGGATATTGCAAAGCAAAAACCTATAACTATAATTGCAACTACAACAATTCCAGCAATAATTAAAGCTATACCCAAGATGTCGTTTAAATTGCCCATAGCGTCACCCTCCTTTATAAAATATTCTACTAACAGTTGAAAACTGTAGTTTTTCTAGCAGTTAAACTGTTCAACTGCTAGTTCATATCTTATAATGTCAGATGAATAACTAGGCACATTTTATCAAAAAATATATTAATATGCAATATAAAATAGAAAAATCTGGAAGGAAATAAAATTTTAACTCATTCGACAAATTTCACGATACAAAGTAAACATAAAATGTTATACTATCATTAAAGGAGATGATAGTATGAAAGAAATGTATATTAAATCTCTACGAATGATAAAAGAATTAAATATAAAAAACAAAAAGGAATACATTAAATTAGTACGAGACTATAGAATTTTAAATTTAGAAAGTTTAAGGTTCATAAGTCAAACCAAAAGTTTTAGAAAAATTAGAAAGTTGGCAAATAATATATAATAAAGAAGAGGCAGTAGATTAATTTCTATTGCCTTCTTTTTTTGTTTCTTCGATATAATTATTTACAAATTCTTTAAGAACACGTGAAGGCAAAGTATTATTTAATTCACAACATTTTCTAAATTCTTCTCTAATTTCTGGTTTTACATCAATACCTAATTTTACTAAATTTTCTTTCATATATTTTTTTTGGTTTGCATATTTATCTTTCATATTTAACCTCCTTGAATTTTAAAATAAAATATATTATAATTAATATGCAGAGAGGATTGCTCCTCTCTTGCCTAGATTAAAGATTGTTTAGCATATCAAACATCGCTTTAACTTCTTTTTTTCTAGTGTTTTGTGCTTTTCTATGTGCTAGATAGGAAAGCACTTTTTTTATTAACTTTTTCATATTATCACCACCTCTCTTCTTAGTATGTATATATTGACAATATACGTACGTATATTGTCAATAGTTTTTTGAAAAAAGTTTAAAAAATTTATTAGAAATTTAATAATAGATAATTGCATTAAAATTGCATTAAAATTTTAAAAAAGTGTTGAAAAATCAATACAAACTGTGATTTTTTTCTGCTCATCTGCACCAAAAAAGAGTAGTTTAAAAACTACTCTTTTTTTAGATGAAATAAAAGGGGAGAGTATAAATGGAAGAAAAAAATAAAACAGGAAAAAGGATATCTAATGTATTAAGGTATATTTGTGGAGTGTTTTTTATATTAACAGGATTTAGTGGAATGTTAATTAATAATATTTTGGCAGGATTTTTTATGATGTTATTTGGAATATCTTTATTACCAGTACTATATAAAAAAACAAAATTAAACCAAATTAAGCATATACAAATTATTTTACCAATCATATTAATAATTATATATGGAATGAGTATGCCGGATGTACCAAATGTGACGTATACTAATATAATTGCCGATGTAGATACCAATACAAGTATAAGTACAAATATAG